TGCTCCTATATTTTATCTTTGTACGCCCAGCCTCTTGTTGCATTTACAAATACTAATGTAAAAGCAGCGCCGTTTGTTGATACAACTAAATTAGAGGCTGCACCTAAAATATTAGAACTATTTCTAGCTATAGTTAGATTGTTTGATGCAAAGTTAGCACCACTATCAATAAAAGTTACTTCCGATCCTACACTCGGTGATGCTGGTAAAGTTATAGTAATTGCTGATCCAATACCGCTTCCTGATGTATCAATTAATAATTGATCTCCATCTACAGCAGTATATGCAGTTGTTGGTGTGTAATATCCTTTTTGTCTTATACCTAAATTAACGTTTGTGCCATCAGAATATAACAAACATTTAGATCCCACCGGTAATGCAATACCTGTGCCAGATACTGTTTTAACTGTTAATGTGTAATTACTTGATGATCTAGCAGTTGCGTCTTCAACAACAAACACTCTTTCTGCAGAGTCAGGCATAGTAACTGTTCTATTTGCAGCTAACGTGCCTGTAAGTTTAAAGTATAAATTTTTTCCGTTTGATACAGCATGATTGGATAAAGCTAAAGCTACATCACTAGATGCAACATCAACAGCAATATATCCGCTAGCTGCTTGTTCTAATATCTGTAAGTTTGTATTTGTTATTGTACCCCAGGTACCAGACTTTTCACCTGTAGTAATTAATTCTAATTTTAAATCACTTGACGTACTTGATGCCATTTTTCTCCTATGGGTTTAATGGGTCAATATTTACCCATGTTTGCGAAACCCCTGGGGGAATCGGATTCCATGATATCACATCTACCGTGCCTGTTGCAAGGTTTATTCTGTTGCCTGTTACAGCTACTTGTTGATCTACTCTTGTTGTAACATTACCAATTGTTGCGTTTATTCTATTTCCTGAAAGAGTAACAACTACTTTACCTATTATAGTTGGAGAACCTGTGCTTAAATTTACTCTACTCCCAGTAACAACAGCTCTAATACTTTGACCTGCTGTTGCTCCAAAAGGTGCTGCTGCAAATGATGCTCCTCCAAAATACATTTATTCTCCTATACCCTCTTCTCTGGAAAAGTTGCGCTATCCCAAGTCATTGAAACTCCTGGCACTATACCATCCCATTTTCTAATTAAAACGTCTGATGTAGATACGTTTACTCTACTTCCTGTCGGTAGTACAGTCGCATCAGCAGTTATTGTAACAGTTCCTGAAGATAGATTTGTTCTATTTCCTGTTACTGATACTGTTGCGTTTGCTACTACATCAGCATTACCAATTGTTAGATTTACTCTGTTACCAGTTACAGAAAAATTAGCATCTGCAGATATGGTTACAGTTCCTGTATTTATGTTAGCTTGAGAACCATCTGGTTCAACAGTTGCTTTTCCAACTATTGTTGGACTACCACTGTTTGCATTTATTCTACTTCCAGATACAGGATATTTAAAAGCAAAAGTCGGAGTGCCTGTATTTAAATTTACTCTACTTCCTGTAATTGCAAATATAGCATTTCCAACTACAGCTGGATCTCCTGTAGTAATGTTTAATCTAGATCCATCTGGTGTAACTATAACACCAACACCTTCTATAACAGATGTATTACCTATAGAAAAATTAACTCTACTACCTGTTACTGCAATATTAGCTTTACCAACTAACGATACTGTTCCAGTAGATTCGTTTATTCTAGACCCAGTAACGTCAACAAAGGCATTAGGGTTAAAACCTTGATCAGCAAAAGGGGCTGCGGCAAATGAAGTTGCTCCAAAAAACATATAATATAATCCTTAAAAGGAGACAGGGGGTATGTGGTGGTGCCCTGCCTCCATCTAAGAATTATATCATCGTTTAAACCAAGAAGGAAGACCTAAATGTGGACGCTTGTCGAACATGTTATCCTTTGATCCCGGTGTTTTACGATTGTTATAATGCAGAAAAACTTGTACGCATTCTTTGCCTTTGAATTTATTTCTCCAATGCTCTAGCTCCACACCTCTATAAACTAGCATATCTCCAGGTCTTAGATCCACTCTAACTCCTTTTGCTTTGCTTGCTAAAGTAATATTCTTACCATCTGGTGCACCCACATTCTCATTTGGGCTTAGATATATTGGCCAATCATCACCACCTAAATTCATAGTGGTGGATATTTCACAACTAAATCTATCTTTGTGTCTTTTAAGTTCATCACCTTTTTTATAAATTCTTGCATAGGTATACGCTGGATATAGTTTTAATCCTGTCACTTTTTCCATTTCTGGCTGACACTTCAACATCAAAGTTTCCATGACTATGTTAGCATATTGAGAATAGGTGTGAGGTATTTGATCATCTACACCTTCATATTGACCCAGTATATTTTCAAAAGGTGAAAAATATCTTGCTTGTTTACAAGTATCATAAACTTGTTTTTGCATTCTAAAATAGTTTGCAACAAAAGCTGCTAGATCTTTTGATATTGCTTGACGGATAACTGTATATTTATTTTTCTTAAACATCTTTAGCCATCTCTTTTGGTACTGCTTGTATATTCCAATGTATAAACCTAAACGGTTCAATACCAAAATCTACCGCATATTCATGTTCCAAGTACCCTGGAAATATAATTAATGTTCCTGGTTTAGGTTTTAAATGAAATTGTTCGTGACCTGCCCATACACCTTTTAAGTCTGGTTTCATTTTTAATTTTGTACATCTTGCACCAGTCTTTGGTTCGTGAAATACAGGGTAAGAAGTTTTATCACTACACTTTAAAAAGTAAAAACCTGATACGTGTTGATTCCAATGTATGTGAGCAGAGTGATGTCCTCCACCTTTTTTAGCAAACTCTTGTACCCATAATTCAGAAAACATAGTTTGATATTGTGACATATCATAACCTTGATGATCTAAATATTCCCAAGACTTTTGACCAATATAATTTCTAAAATCTAAAAAATCATTATCCATTGTTAGTGGTGTTGAATGATAAGATCTTCCAAAGTCACCGTGTTTTTTTATATATTCTTTTTCTCTTTTACGAGCATCAGAGATATATTTATTACTTGCTTTGTTTAACGATTTAACAAACTCTGGTTTTTCTTCGCTCCAAATCATCGTTGGAAAATATGTATTTATAAACATTATCTAAAAGGCCTCCCTAAATGCCATACCACAAGACTATATCTTGTGCCTGATGTTACTGGTTTAACTCTATGCCACACAAAACTAGGAAATACAATAATAGAACCTTTTGGTAATATTTCTTTACATTGTATTCTGTGTTTTGATTCGTCTCGCATATGTGGATCATAGTTTCTAAAATCAAATTCTAATTCTCCACCTTTGTATTCTGAACCATCTGTTAACTGACAAGTCATAGAAAGTTTTCTTATTCTACCGTGTTCAGGATGATTTGGATCTTTGTAATCATAAGGTTTATCCCAACTATCACAATGCCAATCGTAGTATTGATTAAGTTTATATTTTGTAAATTGACAAGATTCAGATCTTTCCCAATCAAAATTCCAACCTGCAGCTTTGTTTGCTAAATGAACATAGGGATGTATTTCTTTATATATCCAAGTATCATTTAACCACACTAAATCTGATTTTCTTTTTCTTTGTAAATTTTTAACTTCTTCTTTATTTAGTTTTCTATCACCATAACCACCTGTTCTAGCCATTACTTGTTTTTGTGAATTAGCATATTCTATTACCTCATCACAAAATTTAGGTGTAAGCACACCACTGAAATACCAGTAATGGTTAGTTAGATTCATGAGCATACCAACAAGGTAAAGTATACCTTATTCCTTTTGTAACTTTGTTTACTTTATGAAAAATTTTGTTTCCTTTAAAAGAAATTAATTTTCCCTTTTTAGGTTTAATTACTTTATTTTCTACAACTGTTTCTCCTCCAATGTAATTATTATTTAAATAAATAATACTTGTGTAGGGATGGTAATCTAAATCTACGTGTTGTTTTTGATCTGAACCAGTAAACCATTTTACTAATTCAAAGTAATTTATTTTGTATTTTTCATTATGTGTCTTAATAAAATTATTCAATAAATTATTTATTTTCTTAAATAAAGAAGTGTTTTGCATATCATATATTAATAATACTTCAGTATCATAATGTTTTTTTGAAAACTTATTATTTAAATTAAAATTATTTTTGTGAAAATTAATTAATGAATCACAATCTTTTTTTGAAATAAAATTTTCTTTTTTAAATATATTCATACAATATAGTTTGTACAAAATTTAAACTATCTTTTTGATTATTGGTTATGTAATACATATTAGTTGATGGAAACATAATAAACATATTATCTTTAAGTTCTATATCCCAAGATCTACCTTTACGTCTGTTGTCTTCATAATGTATTCTGACCATACAATTCTTAACTTTTACACCATACAATAATGTATAATCAGGTGAGTTACGTAAATCTACTGGATCTACATTTATAAAAGGTTGTGAAGTTTCTCCTGGTTTATAAATATTACCAAAGGTATCTTTATTAACCAAAGTAAATCCATAGTCTAAATTTATATGATCTCTCATATAAGTATTCAACATATCGAATGTTCGTGAAAATGGAAAATCTTTGTTTTGAATTATTGATTGTAAAATATCGCCCGATAATTTATCTCGGTCAATGTCCCAATCTTTAGGCATTGCCACATCACCATAATATAGAGCTTGCTCTGTTAATACTTTCTTCTGCATACCACCACCATTTTTAATTTATGCTTTGCTATCTGTCAAGTCCCAAGACTGGCCTGATTCATTCCAATTATATTCCCACATATGAGTGCCAGCTTCGTTTTGTGAAGTTTGTTCTGCAGTTAATGCTGGAGCATCACCGATTGGTGATTTCCAAGATGCAGTTGTAGTATCTTTTACCCAAGATGCATATGGTTTTTTAGGCCAAAAAATATTATTATCTTCATCCCATTCATAACCTATACCTGCATAATTTCCTCTAAATGCTTTTGATTGGTCTGCAGATTCTGATCTGATTTGTTCACCTTCTGAATTAGTTGTTACTGTGTAATGTGTATTATTTTGTGTATTGTATGATGTTTGAATCCACATTTGTGCAGGCCAGTTGTTGTGTGTTTCTAACCACTGTTGACCTACTGTTTCATCTTCAACACCATCAGCATTTAACATCTTATCATTATCCATAGTTAACACTTGGATAACTTTACTGTTAGCTCCTAGTTTTGCAAAATGTGCCATAATGTTTCTCCTTATATATTAATTTTAATTATCATTCAACTATTGATATTTATATCTTATTACAACAATACCTGAACCGCCATTTCTTGTAACACCTGGGGTTTGTCTGCCACCGTTACCGTTACCTGTATTAGCAGTTCCTATATCAGGTCCAGATGAAGTATTTCCACAAGCTCCTTTTCCCCCTTGAGAGTACGCTGTAGGTGATCCAGTAATACTTGTTGATACAGAATTACCTGGACTTCCTCCACTACCTACTGATCCGCCACCGCCTGTACCACC